TACTTGAATCTCGCGCCATACTTGTTCAATTCAGAAGATTCAGCATATCTTGTAATATCTCTTTGTACTTTTGAACCAACAAAGGCAGAACTTGGTGCTAAATTCGTATTGTAATATACTTTACTATTCGTTTCTATAAACAAATACTGTAAATCAAGAATTTCTGGTAAGATTCCAGCAACAGAATATTTTTTAAGACTTCTTTTTATATTTTCTTTGATTAAATTTGGAACAAAGTCACCATTTCTTGGTTTGATACTTATAAAAACCTTACCATATTGTGGTGGAACTAACTCTTCACCACCAAAAACAGAAATTGACTCTGCTTCTGGATATATTTTACTTGGAATAAGCACTTCATAGTCATTTGCACTCAAAGCCCTGTTTTGAGTTGCGTATACTTGAGGGGCAAACTTCCTTACTGAGTCAATTGCTTCAATACTTTCACCACCGGATGTCGGTCGAGCAGGAGCGATTCGAGATATTCCACTTGTTACATTAATTTCAGTGGCATTTCGAGTATAAGTTAATCTACCAGTAAAATTAAAGTTTGTAACACCGTTTGCTTGATCTCCAGATGTAACAATATATGATGCAGTTACAAGATTTCCATCTTCTAATGCTTTTCCAAATATTCCATCACCAAAAATAAGTTCATATTGCTCTCCTGTAACCTCTTGTAAGAAGTAAATATTCGATTTACCATCTATAACTTTACCTGTTTCTGGATTAAATAGATTATCATGCCTTTCATACTTAATTCTTACGTTAGAATTGACAGATGGACTAACTTGAACGACTAAAGTATCCAAATCAATGCCTGTATTTGGTAAAATTATCTTTTGATTTGGGTTTCTTGCTGAATATGTGAAAGTTTGCTCTAAATAACTCCCTTCATACACTTCAATATTTGAAAAAAATGCTTCTCCATCAACAACTGACCTTGTTATATCCTCTGGAATGCTAAAAATATACGATTGTCCTCTAAATCTTCCACTACTACTGATTGCTGGGCCTTTTTTAAGTGTTAAACTAGCTGGATTTGGTGAAATTGACGAAACATCTGCAAAAAAACTAACCAAAGTCCTTGAAGATTTCTTTGATCGGGGCACATAACCAATATTTCTTGCTAAAGAAACTACATTTTCACGTAAAGTTGCTGAATCAATAAAAACTTCATTCGCAACCATGTTTGCATTGTATGAAGTTATGTAAGTATTGTATGCTAATACGTCTAAAATTGTAGAAAGGTTCGATCCTTCAAAATCATAGTCCTTAAAAGTTGAATTACTTTTTAGATAATCCTTTAATGACTGTTTTATTTGATCGAAATCTAAATTTGAGTAGTTTACGAGTGACATTTATCTATTTGGCAGAAGCACGAAATCTAATTGTTGTGGAGGTGTGTCAACTCCGATGATGGTATAAACAATAGTAACGTTCAATTCATTTTTACCATAGTCTGGAGTCACCTTTACTCTACGTAAATCAACTCTTGGTTCATAATTTGTAATTGAACGATCAATTTCGTCTCTTATAGAAAGAGCAACAGAACCTGTTAGATTCTCAAAAAGTGACTCAGACACTTTTGATCCAAATTTTGGTCGAAAAAACTTCTCACCAGGCCTTGTAAACACAATATTTCTCAAAGATCGGGCGATTGCATTACGATCTTTCAGAGTAACAATGTCATTATTAAGGGGATTCCTTACAAATGACATGCTAACATCTATAAAACCGCTATTTTCCCTCTCTGTTGGCATCCATGTACAGTTGATCTAACTTATTTATACTCAGTTATCCTAACTCTGGTTCAATATTGATCTCAACGTCCTTTGATTTAGTCTCTTTTGCTGTTTTCCAGAAATAATTCTCATCATTTCCAAGGCCATCACGGTCATGACCGTTCTCAACTTGATAATATACGGTCGAAACCTTGAAATCTGGTGCTTTTGGCACCTCTGGAGTCAAACTGTTGTCAAAAATCCTCATTCGATTGTTTGGATACAGTGCAAATTGCCCATTATCGAGTTCAATCAGGTTATGAGACTTGTGTTCAGCTGGTTGTTCACTCGTTGAGTAGTCAATTTGGTCAACACTTTCATGATAATTATCAATTGTGCAGATATAAGTACCTGTTTGAGTCCCATAATCCCTTGTATAGATCTCATAATGCATCGAACCAATGAATTGTTTCGTAATTGTGGTCACTCCATAGTCCATACAGTTCCAAAATTGCAGATTATGCAGTTCCATATCAGGTGATGGTTTCTCAGGTGACGAGACAAACGCGGATATTGGTAATTTATCGAACATTGCAGCGTACTCAGGTAAATATGTCTCAAAATAAAAAGCGCGACCGGGAATCGATTTAACCGAAACCCAGACACCCTTGACAAATTCACCATGCCCACTCTTATGATCCGTTAAATATTCCTTTCTCACCCATACTTCATAGGCGGGAAGGTTTGAGATAAGACAAGACATATTAAATTTAAGTAGTTTTTATTATTTACCCTG